AAAAGATCTTTAATATGCTTGAATTCTTTGCGGATAATATTTTTAATACCATCACTTGCATTGAGGTTTTCCAGATCAATTTCTACTGGAGAGTCATTTTGATCTGAAACGATAGCTTCATTGACAACATCTTCGACGGCATTGTCCACTTCTGGGTGGAGTGCCATCTCCCTATATCTTCTAATGAGTTCATGCTCAGTTTTGTAGATACCTTCAATATCTACAACTTGACTAGAAAAACCGCCCTGAATATAATAATCAGCCCCACCCTCACCAGTGGTGGGGATAGGACTGACTACACCCTTGGGCGTCTTTTCATTATCTTCAATAGAAAATCCGAAGAGTTTCGACATTTTAAATAGGGTGTCTTTGATATCAAAGACTATTTATCAAGCGACATCTCCGCCATTTCCAGCAGCTTCCCACCATTGTACTTGGAGAGTAACAGTAAACTCTTCAGTACCATCTGCTTGATCGTAAGAAAGATCTTGCTGAGAGATGTTTGTGGGGAATACGCTGTAGAACTTGTAGGTTCTCAGAATAGGAAGGTTAGCGTCAGACTCCTGGGAATTAGGAGCAACAGCAGATCTGCCAAGTTGATAAACATAAGCATCTCTGGTGTAATCCTCAGGGTTGGTATTACCAGCACCATCAGATACTTTGACTACAGAGTTCATCCATCTCTCGAAAGAGGAACGGATAGCGAAGTCAGTGTCGTTGATTACGGTGATAGTCCACTCATCGAATGTTCTGTCACCAGCGATCTTCAGGGTGCGACCTCTGAAAGGAACACTGATAGGAGCAATGTTCGATGCAGGAAGTGCAGCTGCCTTGACAAGGAATCTTGCCTTAGCATCAAGATCACTAACAGAGTCATCTACGACTCCATCGGGGAAAGCAAGAACAACCTCAAAGAGATTAGGTCTTGCAATACCGCCAGACAGGCGGGACTTAAACTTGTCAATCGTCCTGTCTGCGGTCTTTGGGGGATTTTGTTGGTTGATAGCCATTAGTTGGGTTCTCCGTTGAGTTTATTATTAAGGCGATCAAACTCGACCAATAACTTCTTCAAAACTGACGCCCGTGCGTGTAGCAACGAAGGTCAGACCGATGAAGTTAATCGACCTAGCAGGTTTGATAAAGATGTCAGCAACGAATTCGTTGTTGTCAATCACCGCAGCGGTGTTGTTTGTCTCGTCGCAAACTACGACGAAATCGGTGATACCTCTCTTCGATTGTACATCGCGGAGGAAAGGTTCAACAATGTTCAGGAAGTTGAGTCTTGTAATCTCATCGTTGAACTCAAAGAGTTGATCTCTTGCAGCAGCAGAAATTGCTTTCTCCAAGTAGATGAACAGACGACGAACATTGATTCTGTCGAAGGCAGATGCCTTACCCAGAGCAGTCTTATCACCGAAGAGTACAATACCAGCACCTGCGGAGAAGATTACGGGGTTGACTCTTGCAGAGTACAACTTATCTCTTTCTGCTTGTGAGGGGTTGTATGCCAGTTTAACTGCGTTGAGGATTGCGCCTCTAGTTGTACCACCTGGCGAGAACCAGGGGAAGTTGTTGATGTCATTTCTAGCACAAACGCCAGCAATGTCACCATTCAAAGGAACATAACGGAATGCTTTACTGAAGCGGTCGTACATGTACTTGTAACCGCTGTCAAGGATTGCATAAGAAGAGGATGTTACCGACGAATAGAAAGCAGTAATTGCTGAGGTAACCGTATCAGAGTTGAGAGTGAGATCCTCACCATCACCTGATGTTGCAAGGAATGCCTGTCTAAACGGCGAGATGCAAGCAACACAATCCTTTCTCAGTTCTGCAACTGCGATAAGTTTGTTTGCGAGTGCTTGTGATTGCTCTCTACCGTGAGCAGCAGAACCCATGATCAGGAAGTCCAGTTCGTAAGCATCCTTGTTAGCAAGGAGATCGTAACCACTAGACAGATCACCAACGCTTACTTTCAGAGCATCGGTAGCATCAATAGTAGCTGCGCCACCATAGTTCAGACCACCAGCGAAGGACCACTGATAGTTACCGATAGCAGCGAAGGAAACATCCTCAGCATCTTGATCCCATGCAACATCCGTCTTGGGATCAAAGTCTGCATCCAGATCTACTGTTACTGTACCTGCAGGAGCACCACCACCATAAGCATAGTTACTAGCAACTTCCATCAGTTTACGCCAGTAAGAGGCGGAACCTGCAGAATAGACAGCATCTTTTGCTTTGGAAGCAGAGATATACTTCTCAAGAAGTGTTCCAGCATTGCCAGTAATCTTACCAGCATCGTCAATGAGGGCAACATGGACCTCATCGTTTCTTGCGTTTCTTGCGGCAGCGTAGGAAGATGTTCCAGGTCTATCAGCAAGAGAGTTCCAAGCGATGGTAGAACCATTGCTCAGGGAAATTGTTTGGTTGTCGAACCAGTCAGTTGCGCCACTGTAAGCAACAACACCAGTGTATGCTGCAGCAGCAACATAGCGAGCATCACCAGCAGTGATACCAGCACCAGTCAGAGCAGTGAGGAAAGCAGTTTGTGTGAAACTAGAACCGTAAGAAACAGTGCTTGCTTCCCAACCGTATCTACCAGTTTCAGTACCGATGGTAGACTGAACATGGATGCTGAAGTTGCCACTGTTCTGGAACTCATAAACACCGCCAGGAGTATAATCAACAGCGGTCTCAGTACCAGCAGCACTGACATGAGATACAACCTTTACAGATACTTGACCGTTACCAACTTCGGAGATGACACCCTTCAGGTAACCATCGAGCAGTGAAGTAGAACCAGCACCTGCAACAACTGTACCAGAAGGAACTGCTTGAGTAACGCCAAGACCTACGCTAAGGTCAAGACCAGAAACACCGAGCTCGTAACCAGCAACAGCAGCAAGACCACCATCAGCAGTAGAGGAGAAACCGAGAACTGCAGTGGTATCGATACCAGTGATGATTTGATCAGCACGACCATCGAGGATGGCAAGTTTGATTCCGTTTGCCCAGGTTCCAGGATCTCTAGCAGCAACAACTACATTAGAGATTGTGTTTTCGGCATATCCTTTGTTGACATAATCGTCAACACTCTTAATAGTAACGCTGCTTGCCATTCCGACAAAAGCGTTTTTGAGACCAGAATCGTTAGATCTGACTACACGGAGAACACCGCCGTATGACAGATAAGACGAAGCAGTCAACCAATATTCGTAGTGGTTGTTATCTTTGTATGGTGCGCCGAAGGTCTCAAGGAGATCCGCTTCGGTTTCGATAAGTGTGGGTTTCTCTACTGGACCTCTAGCAAAGGGAGCAACCAGACCACCAGCCTTGGTAGAAGTAGGATCTACTCTACCTTGCGTAAGGTCAACTTCCTTGACTACAATTCCAGGAGATGCTAAGTTGAGCGGCATCTTTAACTCCCAATAGAATCCAAAATTGTCTACTAATATTTAGAGTTTAGACCTTTTTGAGCGGGGAAACAATGCATGAACAATTCACCAATCTGGATATTCCCACTTATCTAACACCTTATTTGTCATCCTACTTATAGTTACTCTTTTCTTAGTACACTCCTTACACTCATACGAATATGATGATGGTCCGTCTCCTTTTCTAGTCTTATAGAAGTCTGAGGTGAGTTCTTTTGTCTTGCGACAAACTCTACACATCCTCTCTGTGAAGACAAAATGCTCTAGATCAAACTCATCACCCAAGTCCATCAATAGTACTCCCACATATATGACATGTCTCCATAAGTTGCAGTTGCTTCTTTATCGACAGTCCACTTTGCACCTTCACTGTCTACGAAACCTTCATCATCTAAACCATCAGAGATAAATCCAAATGGTGCCATATCCTGCTCAATCTGTTCTTTCTGATCTTCGTAAATTCTTTTACGAACATCATTGTCCGTCATCTCTCGGAAATAATCTTGTGCAACTAACCAGGCAAAGATAACGAGACACATAGCAAGGTCATCGTGGCATCCATCTTCTGCTTCCCACGATTGTTTCTTTTGAACAAATGTCGTCAGTTCTGCAATGATATCATAATCACTAGTGACTAGTTTATCTTCCTCTACAAGTGCCTTGAGGTTAGAGCATCCTGTCTTCTTGACAGCAGCAGTCATCCTCACACCCATCTGAGTTTTCTTACCACTAAATCCCGTACCAACTTGTTGACCTGCTCTGCCTCGCATAGCACACATCAACATATTTTCGTATTCTAGATCGTATTGTAAAATTGTCGCAACCTGTTCACCAATATCGTTGACCTCAACTAATACATAAGCTTGGTTATATGCATTTGCCATTTCCAAAATGATATTTGGGAATAGCATTGGTTTAATTTCATTATTCTTATATCTTGCTACCGTCTTGTACGGGAACTCTGAAATATCAAAAATAACAAAGGCAGAGTAATCATGGTCTATGCCACGCGCCGTGTCAACAGTTATAATATAGTCACGATCCTTCTTTGGTTCTTCATATACCACGAGACCCTTTCCATTGTTTTGTATTGGATCATCAAAAACAAGATTGCGTAGTTTAGCAACACTAATAAGAGTATCGACAGATCCAAGGAATTCGCACTCGAACTCAACCTTGAACTGCTGCTCAGATGTGTTGGCAATAGTCTGTGCTTTCCATTCCGCATCCCTACCAGGGACCTCAGACCAGTGAACTTCTGTGGCAGTATATTCGTTCTTTCCTCTTTGTGCGTCGTGCCAATATCTATAGAAATGGTTCATGCCGTGAGGCGTTGAAACCATAATTACCTTTGTCGATTTACCTGAAGTAATAGTAGGATAAACAGAGCTAAAGAATGCTTCCGCGATGTGATTAGGGACAAAGGCGAACTCGTCGAGGAAGATGATATTAAACGACATGCCTCGGACAGCAGATGCAGATGTAGAAGCTGCCAGTATCTTACTGCCATTCTCTAGCTCCATAGAACCTTTATTCCATGACAGTATACCCTGCTGCATCCATTTGGGCAAGTTCTCATATGCTGTTTGTAAGCGTCCCAACAATTCTCTAGCAGTCGCTGCTTTGTTTGCTAGGATGCCAATATTAACGCTATCATTAAAAACTGCATAATGTAAAAGGAATGCCACACATGTAGTAGACTTACCAGTCTGTCGTGGCATCTTACAGATATTAAATCGTTGCTCGTGGAAGTTCCGAATCAACTTCTCTTGGAAGTCGTACATATTGAACGGAACAAGACCTTCATCCAGAGAGACGATCTTTACATAGTTTTTTGCGAAATATACTGGATCATTCTTACATCTCAAATACTCCTTAACATTTTCTTTGGAAAATTCTACAGGAGTATTTGCTTTTTTAAGATTAGGATTACCTAGATAAATCTCATTCTGGGACATTACACATAGACTCGTAAATTTCCTTATTCATGAATTCAATAGAATTCATTTCACGATCAATACCTTTTAACTTAAGATCAAAAGCAATGCTTAATCGTAATGCCTGCTCCTCAAACTTAGTAGCGCCATGACTAACATAAGTTGGAAAAATAGTTAAGCATCCTTTTTTATTTAGAAACGGGTACTTAATATTATCATCGAATGGTGAGACATAGTAAGTGCATGTTGAATAATTATCTAGATGCATATTGCCACTCAAATACACATCATGCCCTGCACCGTGATTATGTTCTTTAATTTCTTCGCCACACCTTAGCAAATTAAACCAACAAACAATATCTAAATCTCTACAAAAACTTTGCTCTTCTTGTATAAAATTTATATAACTCCACCTAAAAAAGTTGAGAAGATCTTCTAATTCAGGAAGATTATCTCTATAATCAAATAAGTTATATTGACCAAATCTACTAGTAACGCTATCTTCACCTAACCCAGTTGCTGCATCATGCCTGGCAGGTAAATCTAAAAATGTTTTTTCATTTTGTATTAACCATTTTTTAATTTTACCAACCTTCTCATCATTCCAAGTGGAATGATAGATTGGAATATCCCAAGATGGTCCAAATTCAGTCTCTGGGTGGAGACTTTTCAATCTTGTCACTGTCATTTTCTAATTCATCAAATGCCATTATCATAATTGTATATATGTAATACCCCACACCTGCTAGTAATATCAGTAAACTGATGACTATACTCCAGGTAACATCATTGACATCATTTAGTGGTCGGAGGAGGAGGTTCATTCCAAGAATTTTTCATGCCTTTATATCTAGGGTTGGTTGTTGCTTCTAGATGTATCATCTCTCCTAATTCATCACAGCACTTGCACCACTTTTGCCTTAGTTCTGGTGCGCCTAATGCTTTTTTAAGAACAGACCATACCATCGGTGCCAAAGTTTATTGCACTCTTCATTCTTTATGTTCAGGTGCTCCTCCCTGTACATGTTTTTTACCGAACGGTTCCCAGTGTTCCCATCCATATTTATGGACAAGATGCATACCTATGATAGGAACAAACACAAGAAAGAACCCCATGACGCCTAAGCACCAAGGGGTTTGCATTACTGATCTAACAAGCAGTTGAACATGGTTCATTCTTCTTCGTAATCGTAGGTCAATCGACAATCCCAGTAATGATCCTCTTCCCACTCTGGTTCATAAAGAGGACAAGGTTCTTCAAACAAATGTTCCATTCTAAGTTGTTTGATGCGCTCGTTGAGTCCTTTATAGAACTCCCTCTTTTCGTTCTTTTCCATTACGCTGGATAATCCCATTTAGTAATTTGTCTGGTCTTATGCTCAGGTCCCCATCCACCTTTATAGATGTAAGGAACAGTGCGAATTGGACAAGAATCACCTTCACAGAGAAGATCGTCTACAATCCTCCAGGATTCTAATACTTCCTCAGAATGAACAAAGTGTGATTGATCACCATTGATAGCATCATACAGAAGTTTTTCATAACCATCTACACCTAACCAATCTGGATAGCGATGGGTAAGTGTTGCTGGTTCAACACCTTCACTCATTCCAGGAGTTTTGATGTCCATCATGATGTCAAGGTGTGCATGTGGTTGTAATCGCATAACAATACGATCATTGACCTCACCATCATAAAGATGTAGAGGAGGTGCTTTCAGTTTGATAACAACTTCAACACACTGATACGGCATTTTCTTGCCTGTCATGAAGCGAAAAGGAACTCCTTCCCAACGCCAGTTATCGACATATAGAGTGCCAGCGACGGAGGTAGGAGTACTACTGTTAGGATCAACGCCCTCTTCACTACGGTATCCATCGTATTGTCCAAGAATTACATCTGTGCCTAGTCTAGTCGCGGCTAAGACCTTTGTCTTCTCGCGTCTTAATTCCCTGGCATTCATACGACAGGGTGCTTCCATTGCTACCAAAGCAAGAACTTGGAGCATGTGATTCTGGAGCATATCGCGAACTGCACCAGATGTCTCATAGTATTGTGAGCGACCCTCACAACCAATAGTTTCAGTTGCAAAGATCTGAACCTCTTCTATGTACTGGCGATTCCAAAGTGGTTCCAGCAGAATATTGCTAAACCGAGTAGCCAGTATGTTATTGACAGTATCTTTACCGAGATAATGGTCAATGCGATATACTTGTTTTTCGCGTAAATGTCGCTCCACCACAGACTGTAGACGACCAGCAGATTTAAAATCGTACCCAAAGGGTTTTTCAATAACCACACGGGAGCGGTCTGGGTCGTCGAGGAGTCCTGTTTCTTTGAGGTTAACAACCGCGTTACTATATCTCTCGGGAGGAACCGATAAGAAATAAGTATTATCGTGGAGGTAATCAGGAAGGTGGCGGAGAGAGTCAACATTGTCCAAATCCGTAGAAATGTAATCTAGTTGATAGAAGAACTCTTCGGGATATTCTCCTAAAGAATCCTTCCATGCCTGTGCTCCAGGATCTCTTCTAGAAGATCCTGTGATAACAAAATTCTCAGGAAGAAGGTTCTTCTTCCAAAGGTTATAAAGTGCAGGAATAAGTTTCCTCTTGCAAAGGTCTCCCGTTGCTCCGAAGATAACTATGCCTTTACTAATGGGCGGTTCCGTTACCGTCATAGTCCTCCGAGTCGTAATATACAATTTCACCCTTATATCGTCCAAATGCGAGGGTGGCACATACAAAGGGCGCTGCTGCCCATAATAAGAAGTCACCTAAAGTCATTGTCCTCCGTTAGTCCTAGTGATCTCAAATAGTCTTTCCACCATTTTGGATCTTTTTCTCTTTTCCAATTGGGAACTGGTAGTCCCAATTCTGAATAATACTCAAAGAGAGCATCATCGATAGTCTGTGCGATCTCCATACTCCTCTTCTTCTTCATCAACATCTGCATACGCATCCTCCAGATAGGGTCCTCGTTTTCGTAAAGGTTCTTTTCTGACATAATCCGCTTCAGCATTTACAGCAGACATCCAAACAGCAATCTTCATCACTATGTAGATTACTACTAAAGGTATAAAGCATAAGAGAAGAGTGAATGAATAGTTCATTTTTTATCTTACATGGTGACCACCAAACATGTAACGCATACCGTTCAGAATCTTGGACCCGAAAGCCGCGAGACCGCGTGAATCAAATCTTTGATAAAGAGCGGTAGTAATAACAGGAGCGGGTACACCCAGATCCACAGCGGCATTAACAGTCCAACGACCCTCACCGCTGTCGGATACACCTCCAGTGAAATCCACAAGCTCACTATTGCCGCGAAGTACATCCGCAGTAAGGTCAAGAAGCCAGCTACCAACAACGCTACCGCGCCGCCATAACTCAGCAACCTCAGCAGTATCAATGTCGTACTGATAATTTTCGGGGTCGGACATGGGAGCCACCTCGGCATCACCCTCAGCCACATAAGCTCTTCCTGCATTAGCCTCATGAAGGATATTAAAACCCTCTGCATATGCTTGCATAATGCCATACTCAACTCCATTGTGGACCATCTTTACAAAGTGCCCAGCGCCAGGTCCACCACAGTGCAACCAACCAAATTCAGCAGAGGTTTCGTGACTGAAAGGGTCTGTGCGAGAGGCAGATCCAATACCTGGGGCGAGTGCTCTAAAAATCGGAGCGCAAACGGATACTGCAGTATTTGTACCACCAACCATAAGACAGAATCCACGCTCCAGACCAAAAACTCCACCACTAGTACCGCAGTCAATATATTGGATGCCAAGCTTTTCCAACCTTTCTGCTCTCCTGCGAGAATCCTTAAAGTTGCTATTGCCATGATCAATAATAATATCCCCGTCGCCAAGTAGTGGTAGTAATTCATTTAGTGTTGACTCTACTGTTTCTGCGGGAATGACGAGTTGAAAGATACCAGGACCTTTGTCTTTAACTACTTGAACAAGGCTTTCCAAAGAAGTGGTATATCCACTGATATAACCCTTCTCATATTGTTCTTCAGCTTTCTGAACATTGTTACGATACCCATGAACTTCAATACCTGCTTTCAGCATACGGCGAGACATGCCCTCACCCATGCGACCTAAACCAATCAATCCTACTTTCATTTGCCTTCGTTGATAAAATATTCTGGGAGGGGACAACCCTTAAAGTTATGTATTTCATCTACAGCAAGAACAAACATAGTACAAAATCCAACACAAAACGCGAATAGCATCTGAGGGAAGTTGTAGTTGCCCATATATGCTGTAGGGTCAGGTTCATCATCGTGAGGATGAATCATCCTTTCGATTTCTGATTGCCGCTTCGACTTGGCGTCTAACTCGGTCTCT